CTATATCAATAGATATAGCGATTTCTTTTTATTTGCAAAAGTATTAAATATTTTAAATAAATTAAACATTTTAAATAGTTTAGTGTGTCAAAAAGTGTGTCAGCTTTTTAACAAATTATTTAATTTTTCTGTAGCGTTTTTCTTGTCTTCTTCGTCTAGGTGGGTATATATATTAAGTAATGTTTTTACATCTTTATGCCCAGTTAGGTATTGTGCTTCTTTTATAGAAATTCCTGCTTTGTGTAAAAAAGAAGCATAAGTATGCCTTAACTGGTGGTAAGTAAATTTAATAGTTTTAATTTCTTCGTTGTTTTGATTTTGACACACTTTTTGTGTGTCAAGCTGGTCTTTATTGTATAACTTATTAATTTCTCTTAGAGTGTATTCTAGAGCTCTTCTAATAGATGTTTCTGACATTAGTTGTTTGGATTTTATAGAAGGGAAGACAAGATCACTGTCTTTATGGCTTAATTTCATTTCTTTTATTGTATCTTGCATAATTTCTAAAATTGGAATCTTCCTACTAGTTTTACCTTTAGTACTTTTAACTTCTGGTCTGTTTTTTTCCCAATGTACAGCTTTATTAACAGACAAAGTCCAATCTTCTATATTAATATCTTTATAGAGAAGAGGTGCAACTTCTTCTCTTCTTATTCCAGTGTACAGCATAAAAAGAACCATAAAGCATCTATTATCTTTTTTAGCAACTTTTTGCAAATAAGAAATATCTAAATTTGTTAGCATTTGCTTTTCTTTTGCAATATGTTTGGTTTGTTTTATGTTTTTAGCAACATTCTTGTAAATATAATCATTATCCACGGCTTTTTCTAGGATTTGTTTAATTGTAAGAAGTGTAACATCTTTTCGCCTAGTAATTCCTTTTTTAGCTAAAGAATTTAGCATATTAACAATATCTGTTTGTTTCAGATTTTTAAGAGGAATATTCCCAATATAAGGTTTTATATATAGTCTTATAGTATCTTTATACATTTGTATAGTGGCTTGTTCTTTATCTGCCTTGTATGTTTCTAGCCATTTATCTGCCCAAGAAGAAACAGTCATATTCTCGTCGTTTGTTACCATACCATTATTAGACTTATACTTTAATTCTATATATTGTTTTTCTAAATCTTTAGCATTATCTGAATATAAGGTTTTTATTTTTCCATCTACAGAAACTCTTTTCATTAGTCTACCATCTTTTCTTGTAGTATACTTAAACATACAAAACATCCTTTCGTTATATTAGTTAAAAAATTAAATGCTATTTCTAGCATTTGTCTTTAGTATTATAAATATCCATTTTCTTTATAATAATTATAAGCAAATTCTACCGTATTAGTAGATAAGTTAAAGTAATCTGCTATATCGTAAATGTTGTTAATTCCTTTTTTAAAGGCTTCTTTAAAATTATTAATAGTCATCAAGGTTGTATTCTTCCATTTATTAGCCCTGTATTCTTTTTGTTCTATTACGATTTTATCCGTATTAGCATTATATAAAGCATTGTGGTAATAATGTCCAAGTTCTTCTGCTAAAAGTTCCTTTTCTTCGCGCAAGGTTTTAATTTTAGAGTAATTTAAACCGAATACAATACTTTTTATTAACTTTGCCTATAATTGCTTTATTTTTCATTTTAAAATTAATTATTGTAATATTTTCTTTGTTTGCTACTTCGTATAATTTATTTAATTCCATTACAGCCCCCAAAAAAATTAATTATTATCTCCGTATTTAATTTGCTTGTAAAATCTTAATGCATCTGCTATTTCTTCTTCTGTTAAACCTTCCATTTCTTTATGGTAAGCAAACTCAAATTCTTGTTTTATTTGTTCTTCTGGATTTCTTATATCGGATTTACCAGCAATATATTCAATTGAACAATCAAAAAGTTTAGAAAGAATTATATAACCATCTATATCAAGCTCATTAATTCCTTTTTCATACAGACTTATTTGTTGTTGAGTTTTATTTAATTTTTTTCCAAGCTCTGTTTGTGAAATATTAAATTCTTCTCGAAGTTGTTTAATTCTATTCATAATAACACCTCTAAATATGATTATACAAGCATTATTTGTACAAGTAAATAAAAAACAAGGAAAAATTGTAAAAACTTATTGACAACAAGAAATACTTGTGATAACATACAAACATAAACAAGAAAAACTTGTATACGAAAGGAGGGAAAAATGAAAAAAAACAGATGTAAAGAATTGCGAGGAACGCGATCACAGAAGGACATTGCAAGCTTTTTAGGAGTAACACAGCAACAATATTCTAATATTGAAAAATCAAAAAAGCCTCCTAAAATAGAAATGTGTATAAAACTTTCAAAAGTTTTTAATAAGCCGATTGATTATATTTTTCCAGATATTTTTTTAAGTAATATTACAAGTGTAACTTGTAACAAGTAAAAAACTAGAAGAGGTGAGAATAAATAAATAATATCAAAGAATTTAGAAAAAAGAAAAATTTGTCTCAAAGTGATATGTCAAAGATTCTAGGAATAAAACAAAATACATTTTCACAATGGGAAAATGATATAAGAATACCAAACGTAAAACAAGCAATTAAATTAGCGAATATATTAGAAACAACAGTAGAGAATTTATATAAATAGAAAATACTAATCATAGTGCTGATATGATTAGCATTTCTCCATAATTTGTTTATCTTAAACTTCTGCAATTAGCTTTTTAAGTTATTGAAATCAACTTTTTACAGTTTAATTTTCTTTAACTTATATTTACTAATATTATGATCAGCACTCATAACTTCTATGAAAGATCTAGTACTTAATCAGTTATGGTTCTGATATGTAAAATTTTGATTACCCTTTAGCTACTAGAATTTTAGTTTTTAAGCTATCCAGCTGAACTATGAAATTGTCCAACTTCATAGAACACTAATCCATAAGAAACAGGGTAAGCTCAATATTTTTGTCATAATACATCAGTCCTCTCAAAATTAAATTTACCCATTAGGCTCAATACATAATTTATCACAATAAGAGATAAAAGTAAATATTAAAGATAAAAGGGGTGAGAAGATGGAAGAAAAAAACAAACCAAATGGTATTAGTTGGTTTGTATTAGGATTTTCGATTGCTTCATTGGTTGCAATATTATTTAAATAATAAATTAATAAAATACTGAAAGGAAGTGATAAAAATGGCAACAAATTTATGTAGTAGAACAAGAACACAATATGTAAGGGTAAAAGATTTAGCAGAAGAATTAAGTGTAACAGTACAGCAAATATACCAACAAATAAAACGTCCAGAATTTGCAACATGTATAAAGAAAATTGGAAGTGCTGGAATAAGAATAGACAAACAAGAATACTACAGAATATTAGAACAAATATATAGATAGAAAGGAGTAAAAGAAAATGAGTAAACAAATGAAAAAATACTGTTTAATAGGAAAAGCTGTATGTACTATATTTAATGATGTAATACCTACAACAGCAGTTATACTAACAGGCGCATTAGTAGTTATGAAAATATTTATAGGATAAGGAATGGAAAGATGGAAGAAATAATAATAAAACTAAATGGATTAACATATTCTGAATGGACTTTTATTAAAGAAATTGTAGAAAGTAATTTTAATAGACAATTACAAAAGAGTTCTTTCGAAGCAGACGAAAAAACTCTTAAATCAATAAATGATAAATTTATTTATTAGTAAAGAGGTGAGAAGATGAAAATAAAAATTGAAATAGAAAATACCGAAAGAATAAAAGAAGCAAAAAATGCATTAGATGAAATAATTTCTAAGAATTTAGAAAATAAAGAAATGGAACTTACAGAAGAAAATTTAAAAAGAGCAAAAGAAATAAAAGATATATGTTCTAAAGGTTGGGTAAGAGCAGAAATAAAAATAGTAAGCACTGCTGGAACAGAACTTACTAAACTATTTTAACTATTTTTGTTGTTAAGGGCCTCTAAACAATAATAGACTTGTTTGGATAAATCTAAAAGAGCTTCTTGTTGTTGAGATGTAAAACAGTTATTTTTTATTATGTTTTCAGCTTCTTGATTAAAATTAATAAGGATTTCTTCGATATTAGACATTATAATCACCTCCTTGTAGGAGATTATAATACAAATCTAAATAGAAAGGAAGTGATAAAGATATGGATAGATTAGATAAAATATATATTTGGCATATTGTTACATTAGCAAAAATGAAATTAAAAAAGAAGGAGGCAAGAAAATGAGTACAATAATAATTTTTTTATTACTTGGAATAGTTGGAATCTTAATAGCATATGCAGTAGTTTCTACAGAGATATATACAGACAAATTAGACGAATTAGAAGAAGAAATATACAGTACAAGATGTAAAGCAACTATTAACTCTAATAAATTATTATTAATAGAAAAAGAAGTAGAAAATACAAACTTAGCAGAAACAAGTTACTTAGAGCTATATAACAGTTATAAAAGAATAAAAAAAGTGGTTGCTAATGCAGACACATTAACAATCACAAAAAATTTTATTTCAAGAAAGTATAAATAAATAATAACACAAATTTTATAAAAATGCAAGAAAAGAGGAAGAAATGGATTTATCTAAAGAGTTTAATCCTGTACCAAAACCACCAAAGATAGAGAAGAAAAAACAAAAGAAAATAAAACAAAAAAGTAACAAATTAGCAAAACTGGAGCGCAATCGATTCAGCATAATTACATACAATTTAGATATTTGCTATATATGCCAAAAACATAGAAAAGATCACCTAGACGAAGTTTTTGGAGGTAGAAATAGGCAGACAAGCATGAAATATGGACTAGTTATACCAATATGTTTTAAATGCCACAGAAAATTAACAGATAATCCTCTTTTAAAGAAAGACATACAAGAAGAAGCAAAACAAAAATTTATAGAGAAATATAGTGAAGAAAAATTTATTAAAGAATTTGGGAGGTAAAAAATGTATATGGAAACAAAAACAAAAATTATTATAGGAAGTATTGGAGGAGCAGTTGCAATAGCAATAATTATACTTATTGCAAGCATAACAACTGTACCAACGGGATATGTAGGAGTAAAAACGAGGTTCGGACAAGTACAAGACGATGTGATTCAAGAAGGATTTAATCTTAAAGCACCATTTATAGAAAGTATAGTAAAAATAGATTGCAGAACACAAAAGTACGAAATAGCAACAGAAGCAAGTTCGAAAGACTTACAAAAAATAAGTAATTTAAAAGTAGTAGTTAATTATAACGTAGATAAAAATAATGCCAATAATTTATACAAAGAGGTTGGAAAAGATTATCAAACTGTATTAATAGAACCTGCAATACTAGAAAGTATTAAACAAGGAATAAGCCAATATACTGCAGAAGAAACAATAACAAAAAGAAGTGAAGTAGCAGATATAATCTTAAATTTGTTAAAAAACAAATTAGAAAACAAAGGTGTAACAGTAACAGCATTAAATATAACAGATTTAAATTTTTCTGAAGAATTTGATAGAGCAGTGGAACAAAAGCAAATAGTAGAACAAGAAACACAAAAGGCACAATATGAATTAGAAAAAGCAAAGGTAGAAAATGAAAAGAAAATAGAAAATGCTAAAGCAGATGCAGAAGTTATGAAACAGCAAAATGAGCAAATTACAGATAATTACTTAAAATTAAAAGAAATAGAGAACAAACAAAAAGCAATAGACAAATGGAATGGGCAATTACCAACTACAACATCTGATGCGATTCCATTTATAAATGTTAATTAGTTAAAGGCAACAGGGTAGGACAATTATAAGTTATACCCTGTTTTTTTACAAAGGAAGGAGGAAATATGAGTAATATACAAATATTTAAAAACAGAGAATTTGGAGAAATACGAACAGTAGAAATTAATAATATAGCATATCTATGTTTAGCAGATGTATGCAGGATATTAGAATTAGAGCAAGTAAGTAGAGTTAAAACAAGACTTAATCAAGATGGGGTTACTACTAGTAAGGTCATCGACAGTTTAGGAAGAGAACAAAACGCAACATTTATAAACGAAAGTAATTTATATAAAGTAATATTTCAAAGTAGGAAACCAGAAGCAGAAAAGTTTACTGAATGGGTAACAAACGAAGTATTACCAACTATAAGGAAACATGGAATGTACGCAACAGAGCAATTATTAGATAATCCAGATTTATTAATTGCATCTTTACAAGAGTTAAAGAAAACAAGAGAAGAAACGAAACAACTGCAAAAAGAAGTAGAATTATTAGAAGAGGATAATAAATATTTAAATGAGATTTTAAAAAGTAAAGATACAATACTGGTAACAGTAATCGCAAACGACTATGGAATGACAGCGCAAGCATTTAATAAAAAGCTACATGAAATGGGAGTACAACATAAAATTGGTGGAACATGGGTTTTGTATGAAAGATATAAAGGCGAAGGATTCGTACATAGTAAAACTACAGAATATACAAAAAGTGATAATACAAAAGGAACAAAAGTAAATACAGAATGGACACAAAAAGGACGATTATTTTTATATAGAAAATTAAAAGAAGAAGGAATAGTACCTCTTATAGAACAAAACAGTAGGAGGTAAGAAAATGACATACATAGAATTAATTAACGGATTTGAGAATTGGCTCGAAACTAATTATTTGCCAATTGCATCACAATTATTATGGTACAAATTAATTGCTCTGTTTAATAGATGTGGATGGCAAGAATGGATAGCTGTAGATAACCAAAGATTAATGTCCGTTATGCAAATAAAAAGAGAAGCTACTTTTATAGAAACAAGAAACAAATTATTGGAAGCAGGTTTATTTAATTATGAAAAGGGTAAAAAAGGTAGTCCAAACAAATATAAAATAAATACTTACAATTTTGAAAGTACAAACCGTAGTAAAAACAGTAGTACAAATAGTAGTACAAACCGGAGTAGAAACCGTAGACATAAATAGACTAGATAAAGACTCTTTATATTTATATAAAGAATATAAAGAGAAATTGCAAGGTAAGGAGTTTGCAGAAAGATTAAAAATTATTGCAGAATGTCAGCAAAGACAAGAATACATTAATTTGCCTATAGTACAACAACAAGATTTACTATTATTACTTAACAGAATTTAGGAGGTAAGAATGAATATAAAAGAAGTTATAGATAGAGAAAAGCCTATAAAACATATAAAGTATTCTAGTAAAAACACAAACCATCTAACAAATGAGAAAAAAGAAAAAGAATATGAATATTATGTATGCGACGAATGTAAAAAGAAGATTATTATAACTAAAAATAAAGATGAAAGCAAAGGTGGAATTGTAAATCTTCCAGAAAGTTTAACGAAAAGCAATAAAACAATAACTGTAGCATTGCATAACTGTTGTTTAAATCCAGTTTTAAGACAATTCGAACCAGAAAGAATACAAGCGTCTGAGAGAGGGAAATATGGAAGAAATCACATTGGATAATTTTCTAAAAAGTATGTTAGTATTTTTCCAAGATATAGACAAGCAAATAGAAGATGCAGCTAAAGAATTAAGCCAAGTAGATCTAGAGCAACAAGATATTTTACATTACATAGAGAATAATACTTTAAGAGCAGGAGAATATGCAAAGTTTGGAAAATTATTAAAAAACATACGAATACGAAGAAGAGAAATAAAAACAGATTTAGAAATCTTATGTGCAGTAAGAGATAATTTAACAAGGAAATATAATAATAAATTTATAGAAAAAGACATAATAGGAGCTATAAAGGGAATAGAAGCAATAAGAAAAAGAAAAGCAAAATATACAAATAAAACAAATATATTAGATTATTTAGAGAAGAGGTAAGGAAGATGCAAGAAGAATATAAAATAGAAATATTTTTTAATGGAGGACAAACTTTTGGAACAACTGTGCCAAAAAACGAAAAAGATAAAATATTTGAATGCTTAGCAGATAGAGAAATAGAGCAAATAAGTTTTGGACCAGACAAAGAAAAAAATGAAACGTATATAGTTAATTTAAAGAATGTAAATTTAGTAAAAATATCTGAAATAAAAATGTGAGGAATTAGAATGGATATAGAAGAGGATATAGAGAAAGTAAAAAAGCTAAATAATTTATTAAAGTTTTTTAAAACGCATGGATGGATTCCAAATATGTCTAGAAACATAAATATAAACGGAACAATAGAAGCAATAGAACACATATTAGCAGAAAGAGAAGAAGATAAAAAGAAAATAGATAAATTAGAAAAAGAAAATAAAGAAATATTAAATTCAAAAATAGGTATAGATTTATCTTATAATGATTACATACCAAAACAAAAAATAAAAGAAAAGATAAAAGATTTGGAATACAATAGTAGTTTAGGATTTGAAGAAACATTAGAGGAATCGTACAAAATAGAAATTTTAAAAGAATTATTGGAGAATAAATAATATGGAGATATTTATATATATTTTTTTAGGAATATTATTAATAACAATGATATTGCTAATAGGAAGTGCATTTTATTCAATGTTTAAAATAATAGAAGAGGAATTTAAGGAGGAAAAATAAAATGATTAAAAAGATATTAATAACAATAGCAGTAATAATTTTAACAATAGTAATGGGCTATATATTTAAGGATATAACTACAACTAATACATATGCAGATGATGATAGATTTATACAGATTGGAATCCAATCTGTTGGAGCATTTACTTTGCATATATGTTACGACAAAGAAACGAAGATAGAGTATGCTTTTTATGGAAAATATAATATGCAAGTATTAGTAGATGCAGAAGGAAAGCCGTTATTATATAAAGAATAATTATTGCCCAACATGGGGCAGAAAGTTAGGTAATAATGATGCAACTAAAATGCAATAAATGTGGAGCGAGTAAAAGAAGTTTATTTGTAGAAATACAAGGAAATAGAAGAGGGTTATACTGTGGCGAATGTGGAAAGTGGCAGAAATGGATAACAAAGCAAGAACTACAAATAGCTAAATTTGAAGGAATAAAAATAATTAATAATAAAGAAAGCTAGGTGATTAAATGTCTAATGTATATGATATGTCAGGACATAAAAAAGTATTATTTGATGAAGAAGTAAAAGATATTACATATAAAGAAATGATGACAATAATAGTACAGAGAGCTACAGAAGAAGGGTGCGAAGAAATATTTTCAAACGGAGGAGTCACATTATGTCCTTCAAAAGTTTTCGGACCAGAGAAAATAGACATTAATAAAGAAGAAAAAGATTGTGAAAAAGGAATTGGCTGCACAAGATGTTGGACAAAAGCAGTAAAGAAATTAAGAGGTGATTAAATGTTAAGAATAAGAGAATATAACAAGATAACAGGAAAAAAGATAGATTTAAAAGAACTAGAAAAATTTGGATTTGAATATAAAGAAAATAAAAGGTTACCTTTAAATTCTGTATGGAATTATGAAGATTATTTAGAAGTAAAAGGAAATAAAGAACAAATTTATATAAGAGCGTTTGATAATAGAGAAATAACCGTATTTAGCGATTATGGAAAGGCAATAGATAAATTATACGATTTAATAACAGCAGGCTATGTAGAAAAAGTGAAGGAGGAGTAAATGAGTATAGAAAGATTTAGAAATAACTACGAATTACAATGTGATTATTGTAGTAATTGTGTAGATGATTTTGAAGATTTTCAAGAAACAGAAACGAAAAACTTAATTAAATTGAAGGATGTTAAAGTAAAGGTGGAAGAATAATATGCGTGAAGATATAATTGGAATAGTTTTAGGTATATTGCTTATTATTACTATAATTGGAATGATTATTATTGGAACATTGGATAATAGCACATACTATTATGAATGTACAAATATTAATGGAAATACGATATATTGTGAAAGAGTTGATAATACACAAGGCGGACTGATTGGTATAATAAAGGATAGAACAAAAGTAATTATAACAAGTTATAAAAAAGTCGTAAAAGAAGGTGAGTAGATGACTAAAGAGCAAGAAGAAACTATAAATAGATTAGAAAAACTAATTAATATAAGAAAAAATAAAGCAGGACAAATAAAATATGATAATTGCATTTGTAGTACTACAGCAATAGAAACGATTTTAAATATGCTAAAAGAAAAAGATAAAAAAATAGAATATTATAAAAAACAAAAAGATTACGATATGCAATTTAGACATGAACTTCTTGAACAAATAAGATGCTTAAATTTAGATAATGCTGAAAAAGATGCAAAGATAGAGAAATACAAGAAATTATTAGCAGATAATTTAGCTAAAGGATTAAATAATAGTCTACAAGCTAAACAAAAAGCAAATACAGACTTAGAAGATTTAAACGAAGGTTGGAAGATAGAATTAAAAAAGAAAGACAAGGTTATAGATTTAATGGCAAAATATATAGCAGATATAGACAATGAAGATATATGCTTTGAGATAGAAAACAAATATTGCGATAAAAATATGGATTATGGTGAATGCGAAGACTGCATAAAACAATATTTCGAAAGGAAAGTGGAAGATGAGTAAAGAAGAGAAAATGCAAAAGATGGAATTATTATTAACAGCAATGAGTGGCAGGGAAACTAATACAGCAATAAACAATATAGAAAAACAAGGTAGAGATAATATATTAAGTAAAACTCAACTACCGATTTATGCAAGTAAGATAAATGACAAAAGGTTTTGGGAAAGAGAAGATTCAAAAGAATTAGTTAAAGAGAAATACAAAGAAATAGGAATCGAAATAATTAATAAAGAAAATGATTTATTCTACAATGTAAAATTACCTGAAAACATAAAATTAAAACCTACTGAAAGCAATTATTGGACTAACTTAATAGATAATAATGGCAAAGAATTAGGAAGTATTTTTTATAAAGCTGTATTTTATGATAGAGATGCTTTTATATTTATTGATTGGTAGGAGGTAACAATGGACGAGATTAAAGAAAACGAATTTGTTAGAACTAAAGATGGTGTTATTGCAAAAGTGACAGATGTTTTAGAAGAATATTGTATTGATTGCAATGATGATGTTTTTGATTTAAATATTGGACCAATGATGGAAATTCCATGGGAATATATAGAAGAATATATAGTAAACCATAGTTTTAACATAATAGAGCTAATAGAAAATAAAGACATATTAAAAGTTAAAACTAAAGAAAGCGAAATACTTATAATAGGATTTGATGAAAATACAATAGATATAAAATACAAAGAGATTATTGAAGAAATAGAAAACGGAGAATATGAATTATTAGAAATATTAACACATGAGCAATACGAAAGAAATTGCTATAGATTGGAGAATGACTAATGTTGACAGACGAAGAAAAAGAACTAATACAAAAGATAAGAGCAGACTTAAGCATATTAGACAATGTGCTAAAGAAGAGGCTAGAAAATAAGACTAGCAAAGCAGAAGTAACAAGAACAAAATATAAAATAATAGAAACTATAGAAGAATTTAAGAGATTCTATAAATAGAAAGGAGAAAAAATGGAAAAAGTAAGAATATTTAATAGTGAAGGAATAGCAGAGCCAACAATGCTAATTTCTATAGAATTATATACACAATTGATAGAACAGACTGGATATTTAAAAGGAAGAAATGTAGAACTAGAAAAACAATTAAACCAAGAAATGCAGCAAGAGATTTTAGGAGAAACTGACAAAATACGATATCTTGATAATAAACCATATAATATAACCAAACTAACTATAAAAAACATTTTAGAAAGAGAAATAAGAAGATTAGAAGGACTAAAAAGAGAAGACGCTAAAAAAGATGGTTATAGAGAAATAACATTAAGAACAGATGGGAAAATAGAAGGATTAAAGTATGCAATAGATAAGTTATTTGAGATATAAAATTAAAGGAGGAAATGTAAATGTTTAATTTAAGAAAAAGAGTAGAAAATATAGAAGACAAATTACAAGAAAATAGAATTACAGAAGAGGATTTATATAAATTTTATTTAGAAAGAAAAATAGATGAGATAAATGCAAGATTAAAAAATAAAATATCATATAATATTAAAATAGAAATGAGAACAGAAAATGAAGATAAAAAATATATTTCATTACTTGCTTATCCTCAAAAGATCTTAAACATAAAAATAGACAAAATTGACATCTTTAAGAGAGAATGTAATGGCTGGGAAATTAATGGTGAAAGATCTGATTATAAAATAATATTAAACTATTTAAACAAAAAGAGTATAGGATATTTTATAAAATTAGACAAGAAAATAGAAGATCTAAAGAAAAATAATGCAGAATTAGATAAAAAGAAATTAAATCTAGAAGAGGAATTAAAGAAAATAATATAAATTTTGTAGGAGGTACAAAAGATTGGAAAATAAAATATTAATTAATTTATTAAAAAACTACAAAGAGAACAAAGTAAAATTAAAAATTAAACTAAAAGAATTAAAGAACAAAAGAATACAATTAAAGAATTTAGAAGTAGATACAACTGTAAGTGGAATAAATTATGATAATGAAGGAATACATACAAAAAATGCAATAACAGATAAGACAGGAAACAGTATAGCAAAAACAGACGACAGAAGAATTAAATTAGAAGAGGATATAGCTAAGTTAGAAGAAGAAGTAAGAGCACTTAGGAGAGATGTGGAAACAGTAGATGACAGATTAGAGATATTAACATATAAAGAAAAACAATTATTAATTGCAAGATACATAGAAGAATGTAGTTATGCTGACATAGGAAACAGAATATATTATCAACTATATAGTGAAACTAGAAGCGAAGACACAATACAAAGAATGGTTAATAGAGCATTAAAAAAAGTGTCAAAAATATAAAAAAATAAAATGCGGTTATTTTGCGGTTAAATTGCGGTTGTTTTGCACTTGTTTTTTAAAAAACGGTATTTTATAATTATAATAGCAATAAAAAACAAATTGCAAACAAACAGGCTCCTTAAATTAAATTAAGTTTTATGTGGTTGTACTTTAACAATCACATACCATAAGAGTAGATATTTTAAATATCTGCTCTTTTTTTATGCTAGGTAAAAAAGTGATATATTCCAAAAGAAATCACCTCCTTTCTAAAATGTAAATATAATCGTAACAAGCTATTCCTAGTGTAGCTTGTTTTTTATGGCAAATTAATCCAGAAGGTCTGGAGACTTCCTGCTAAGAAGTACGTACCAAAAAGGTATATGGTTCGAATCCATAGTTTGTCGCCAGAGAGGTAAGAAAAAATGAAAATACTTATTTTATATTTATTAATAAAGGTGCTAAGCAAATATGAAAGATAAAATAAATTGGAAAGAATGTATGAAAAGAAAATGTGAGCAATGTAAATATTATAATAGATGTTTTAAAGAAAAGATGAAAAAAGACGAACGCAAAAAAATAGGAGGACCAAAATGAAAAAGCTAAAGTTTTTAGTAGATGTTCCAGACAAGTACACAAGAGAAGAATATAAAACAGGACAGATAAAACAATTTACAAATAAAAGAGCAGAAGAAATCTTAAATGCTAAAAGAAGTAACGGAGAACCTTATGCTATTTTAGTGGAAAATAAGAAAGAAACAGCTACAAAGAAAACAGAAAAGGAAACTGCAATAAAGGAATAGTTATGGCAGAAAGAGATAATCCATTAATTGCAAGAAAGTACAAAAGTAAAAGATGGCAGAAGTTAAGAAGACAAAAGTTACTAATAAATCCTATGTGTCAAAGATGCGAAAAGAAAGAAAAATATGTTCCTGCGTATTTTGTACACCATAAAGAATATGTAACAGAGCAGAATTATGAAGACGACAATGTATTCTTTAATATAGATAACTTAGAAAGCTTATGCAAACAATGCCACAACAAGGAACATTTTACAGAAAAAGCTGAATACGAATTTGACGAAAACGGAGATGTAGTAAAAGCGTGATTAAACAAAGAACAATAAATAATAAAGTATATAGCATAACTATATTAAAAGAATTAACAGAACAAGACAAAGAAGATTTAGAAGAAACTATTAATAAATTAAAAGAAAGTAAAGAAAATATAGTACAAACCTCTAAATTTATAATAGTTAACACAAATAAAACTAAAGAAGAAATAGAAGAGGTAAACAATACAGACAAGATACAAAACATAATTAGAGTTTATAAAGAGAATAACATACAAAGGTATGTAGTAGATAACAACATAATAGAAGAGGTAAGTAAATTAAATCTTACAGAAGCAAATAAAAAAGAAATTATTAATAAAATAAAATTATTAGAAGAGGCTATCGAAGAATTAGAAAACAATAGGAAGAAACTGGAAGTCACAATCACCAATTAGCCCCCCATAAGCCTTAAAAATAAAGAGGTAGGGAGGAACGGTGAGGTGGCATTCAAATAATACGCAAGTTTTTGCACGTGAGGGGTGTGGTGAATGAATGAAGATGAAGAAATAAAAAAAGCATTAGAAGAAGCACAAAAAGAAGAAATGTCGGAAGAGGAAAAAGAAAAAGTTGAAAAAGAAATAAATACTGAGAAAAATAGATTAAAAAAATTATATAAAGATTTGCCAACTAATCAAAAGAAACTTGCAGAGAAACTAATTGAAAATGCAGCTTTTATTTCTGTGCAATTAAGAATAATGCAAGAAGATATAAAGAAAAATGGAATAAAAGAATTTTACATGAATGGTAAAGGACAATTTGGATACAAGGAAAGTGTAGCTTCAAAAACATACAATATAACAATTAAAAACTACATGAATATTATTAAACAACTAAATGATATGTTACCAGAAGAGAAAAAAGTAAATGAGGATGATGAATTTGAAAAATTCAATGATTTAACATGATTACATACATAGAAGAGTATTATCAATTTTTGCTTAAAAATCCAATCAAAGCATCTAACAAAGTATTAACCGTATATAAGAAACTTGTACAAGATTTATACAATCCTAAACAAGTTTCTTTTTTTAATGAGATAACAGAAGAAGAAGAAACTCACACTTATATATTTGATATTAATAAAGGCAATAGACCAATCAATTTTATAGAAAAATTCTGTAAACATTCTAAAGGTAAATGGGCTGGCAAACCTGTTATATTAGAATTGTGGCAAAAAGCATTTATTCAAGCGCTATTTGGATTTGTAGACAAAGAAACAGGTTTAAGAAAGTACAAAAAAGGAATTTTATTTGTAGCGAGAAAAAATGGAAAATCTACTATAGATGCAGGATTAGGAACATATATGCTAACATCTGCTGGAGAAGGTGGAGCAGAAATATATTCTGTAGCTACCAAGAAAGATCAAGCTAAAGTTGTTTGGGAAGAAGCTAAAAGAATGATAAAGAAAAGTCCAGTGCTAGCAAAAAGAATAAGAACGCTAGTAAATGGGCTTTTTTATGATAAAACAGAAAGCTTTTTTAAAGCATTAGCAAGTGATTCAAACTCTTTAGATGGATTAAATGCTTTTTTTGTAATAGGTGATGAAATTCATGCATGGAAAGATAAAAACTTATTAGATGTTATGTATGACTCTATGAGTGCAAGAGAAGAACCTTTATTTTTAGAAACTTCTACAATGGGGCAAATAAGAGAGAATGTATTTGATTCTGAATATGATTATTGTTCTGAAATAATAGAAGGATATGAAGGAAAAAGCAGTAAAAAAGATGAAACAATATTACCGATTATATACGAATTAAACAATCCAAATGATTGGCAGAATGAGTTAGCCTGGTACCAAGCAAATCCTGGACTTGGAACGATAAAAAATATTAAAGACTTAAGAGATAAAGTAAACAGGGCTAAAAATAATCCTAGCGAATTAACTAATTTGCTTTGCAAAGACTTTAATATAAGACAAAACGACCAAGACAAATGGATAACTTTCGACATAGTAAATAACGAAGAAACTTACAATATAGAAGACTTGTTTGATACATATGCAATAGGAGGAGTAGATTTATCTAGCACAACAGATTTAACCTGTGCAACATTATTAATAATAAAATACGGAAAGAAATATGTACTACAACAATATTTTATCCCAGCAGAACGTCTGGAATTTAAGATAAAAGATGACAAAATTCCATATGACAAATGGGAAAAACGTGGACTAGTAACAGTATGCGAAGGTGCAAAGGTTAACTATAGTGATGTAACGCAATGGTTCCTGAAAATGAATGAAGAATATGAAATTTCTGCATTATGGATAGGCTATGATCCATGGAACACACAATATTGGGTAGAAGAAATGAAAAATTATGGTTTCGAAATGTTTGAAGTAAGACAAGGAGCAAAAACAATGAGCAATCCAATGAAGCAATTAGAAGCAGATTTAATCGAAAAAAAAGTAAACTATAATAATAATCCAATTTTAAAATGGTGTCTATGCAATACAGCAGTAAAAAGAGATGAAAACGATAATATACGTCCTGTAAAAGGGCAGAAACAAAGACAAAGAATAGATGGAACAGTAAGTTTAATAATTGCTTACTGCGTACTTTATGAAAAAATGAATGATTATTTAGTCCTACAGGGGGAATAAAATGAAACATAGAAATAGAAGAAGTTTATTTGAACTTATCTTTAATATAAAGAAACAAGAACAGAGCATGCAACAACCACAACTTAAGATGTTAAACAGCTACGAAGCACAATTCACCACATTAAGTGGCGATACTTACGACAGTAAATGTGCTAGACAATGTATAGACAGAATAGCAACACACACAGCAAAATTAATACCAAGACATATAAAAAGTAGCATAAGTAATAATATAAAAGGTGAGATTAACTATTTATTAAGTGTACAGCCGAACCCATTAATGGATACATATAGTTTTATATATAAAATAATATCTATATTAGAAAATGATAACAATGCTTTTGTATATATAGCAAGAGATAAAAACGATTTTATAACAGGTTTCTATCCAGTTTTAGCACAAAACTATTACTTATTTGAAGATGGGATAGGCAATATATTTTTAAAGTTTAAATTTATAAATGGGCAACAGTATTTTTTATTATATACAGATTTAATACATTTAAGAAAATTTTACAATAAACACGATATTTTTGGAACAAATAACAAAGTATTGCAAACAGACCTAGAAACAGCGCATACTGCAAATGAAGGGATAAGTAATGCTATAAAAACAACAGCAAACCTAAAAGGAATTTTAAAATATAACGCGACTTTGAAACCTAAAGATATAGAAGAAAGCAAAAATGCATTTGTTAGAGATTTCCTAAGCCTAGAAAACGAAAGTGGAATTGCTGCAATGGACTCTAAAGGAGAGTTCCAAGAAATAAATATGAAGCCAATTACATTAGATAGTGAACAACTAAAACAGGTAAATTACAATATTTTTGATTATTATGGTATTTCTGAAAGCATAATAAGAAATGATTACACTTTCGAACAATGGAACGCATTCTACGAAGGCGTAATTGAACCGTTAGCAATGCAATTAAGTAATGTATTTACAAATAAAATCTTTAGCAAAGAGAGTATAAAAAAAGGGCATAAAATAGTATTTACAGCAAATAGATTACAATATGCAAGCTTACAAGACAAAACAAACTTATTAAAAGTAGTAATACCAGCTGGAGTAATAAAGACGGATGAAATTAGAGAAGTATTAGATTTTGCACCTTTAGGAGGAGAAGAAGGAGAGAGAATAGTACAATCTCTAAATAATATAGACAAGAAGATAGCAAATGAATACCAAGGAGGGAAGAACAGTGGAGAATAAATATTATGGATTAGCTAACCTAAGAGCATTAGAAGATGAAAACGAAATGATATTAGAAGGCTATGCAATAAAATTTAACCAACCTACGCAACCAAAATTTAAAGAATTATATGGATATACAGAAATAATAAGTGATAGGGCATTAAGTGATGTAGATTTATCCGATGTTCCACTTAAATATAACCATTCTGACGGAAAGGTTATATTAGCAAGAACAAGAGGAGGAACCCTTAATCTAATAATAGATGAAATCGGGCTAAAAATAAGAGCAATTTTAAATAAAAAGATTCCAGACCATGTGTCTGTTTACGAAGCAGTTAAAAGTGGATTAATAGACAAAATGAGTTTTGGATTTTATGCAGACGAAGAAATGAACTCTTACGACGCAGAAAGTAGAACAATAACAGTAAATAGAATAACACAACTAACAGATGTATCTGTTGTAGATATTCCTGCATACGATTCTACAGAAGTGTATGCTAGAAATTTAGAATCTTTAAACAATATGAATAATTCTAAAGAATTAGAATTAAAGAAAAGGAAATTAGAAGTTTTATTAAGTTTATAATACTGAAAGAAGCTAGCTGGAGAGCTAGCTTTTTCTGACTGGAAAGGAAGATAGGTTTTTATAAAACAGCTGGAGAGCTGTTATTTTTATTTTAGGAGGAAATTATGAGTAAAGAAGAAATACTAAAAAGAAAAGCTGAACTAAGAAAACTATTAGAAGAAGCAAAAACAGAAGAAGAAATTAACAAAATTGAAAAAGAGGCAAAAGATTTAGAAAAAGAATTAGAAGAAAAAACACAAGAAGAAATTACTAAAGAAGAAGAAAGACAATTATTAACAAAAAGTACATTAAACCGATTAAAAGATGATGCTGAAAATCTTAAAGAAAGAAGTTTAAAAGTTAGAGAGGATGGAATACCAATGGAAAAAGAAGAAAAAAGAACATTAACACAAGTATTAGAAAGTCCAGAATATAGAACAGCGTGGGCAAAAAAATTAATGGGAAGACCAGAAAAAGATTTTACAGAAGCAGAAAAAAGAGCTTTAGGAGATGCTATTACAACAACAGATACAGATTTTGTTAAGTCCGAAGCAGAAACACAAGGAATTAACAATGGTGGATTATTTATTCCTAAAACTGTAAGAAATGATATTATGGAAATTATAGTAGATTCTAGTCCTATATACAGAGATGTAAGAAAATTAAACGTAGCAGGAAACATAGAACTACCATACCTAGATGAAGCAGACGATGCAGAATGGTACACAGAGCTTAAAGAAACAAAAAATGAAGGACAAAAATATGCTAATTTACAATTAACAGGTTGGGAATTAGCTAAAGATGTTGAAATTACATGGAAATTAGAACAAATGGCAGTAGAAAGTTTTATTCCATTTATAGTAGAAGAACTAGCAGCAAAAATGGGTATAGCTTTAGTTAATGCAATTATATATGGAGATGGAGCAAACAAACCAAGAGGAATTACAAAAGATTTAGTTGCTATTAAAGAAGGAGAAACACCAGTAGATAGAATAATATCTGCTTACAAAAAACTATCTAAAGAAGCTAGAAGAGGAGCAAAAGCATATGTTTCTACAAATGTAAACATAGACATAGTAAGCTACAAAGACAATAATGGAAACTATCCATTTTTACAAGGAATAGCAACAAATAAATTAGTTCCAGTAGAAGTTGATCCTTATTTAAAAGATAACGATATAATTGCAGGAAACATGAAAAACTACATATTAAACGAAGTTACACCAGTAAGAGTAGATAGAGAATCTAAAATAAAACCAAGAAGAATAGTATATGGAGGATATGCAATTTACGACGGTGTAGCAAGACCAAATTACTTTGCATATAGCCAAAAAGACTAATAGGAGGAACAAAAATGAATACTAAAGTAGAACTATTAAAACAGTTAGCACTAAAAATAACGACTGCTACTTCTATAAAACAAGTAACAGGAGAAACAACGTGCGAAGTACTAGATTATATAGTTAAAAATTTTAAAGAACCTGTAGCACAAGCAATGCCAACAGCCTTAAAATTAGAAAAAAATGCTAAAGAAGAGATACAAGAAGATATTAAAGACAAAACACAAGAAAAAAACAACGAAGAAGCAACAAAAGTAGAAACAGAAAATAATAAAGACACAGATTCTGAAAGTAAATCTAATACAAAAGCAACTAAATAAGACAGGTTAGATTTTAAAAAGGGGTCGATTTTGACACCTTTGCAAACGAAATTAGTTTAAAACAGATACAAAGGCAACTAAATAAAATTGCTTAGGAGGAGCAGAATGGATAAACTACTTAAAATAACAAAAGAATCTTTAAGTATTGTTGCAACTGCAACTCTTAAAGATACAGAAATAAAAATGTGGATACAAGCAGGAATAGCAGACTTAAGAAGACAAGGAATAGATGTAACAGAAAATACGGATAAACCTTTATTACAGTCTGCCATTGTAATGTTTGTTAAATCTAATTTTGGTAATGTAGACATTAAAGAAAAAGAATTAGCACAGAATGCATACAAAAGCATCTGTGCTAATTTAGGTTTATCTGGAGAATATAAGGAGAAATAAATATGCAAGATGTTGAATGTATATTAATAGTTAAGAAAGTTGTACAGAACGAAATTGGAGTAGAAAAAGAAACAGAAGAAGAAACACCAATACCAATTATTAAAGTAGAAGATATATATGCTACAGAATACTACGAAGCAAACCAATCTGGATATAAACCAACATTAAGAATTAAGATAAGTGCTTTAAACTATAATGGTGCAAAAGAACTTAAATATATGGGAGTTACCTATTCCATAATAAGAGTGGCAACACCACATGTAGACGAATTAATTCTTATTTGCGAAAGGAAGCTTAAAGATGTCTAAAAGTATAACTGGAGATATGCTATCTAAAGAAATAATGAAAGCATTAGAAGGATATGTAGATGATATAGAAGAAGATGTTGAAGAAACGGTTGATATAGTAACAAAAAAAGCAAAGCAAGAACTTGTACAGAAAAGTCCCAAAAGTGGCATAGCAAGAAATACGAAATATTATAAAGGTTGGGCTATTAAGAATGGTGGAAGAACAAGAAAAAAGCACTATTATGGCAAAACAATTTGGAATAAAACGAATTATCAGCTTACGCACATACTAGAGTTTGGACACAGCAAAAGCGATGGGACTGACTGGGTCGACGCAAAACCGCACATTAGAGAAGTAGAGGAAGAATATAGTATACAGTTTGCAGATTTATTAGAAAAGAAAATAAGGAGAAACTAAAATGACATTAGAGGAATTAAAACAAAGATGTACAGAACAAGGATTTAAATATGCATATGGAAGATTTAAAAATCCAACAGAACCTCCACATTTAGTTGCAATATCTACAGATACAGACAATTTCATGGCAGATAACAAGGTTTACAAAAAAATATTACCAATAAAATTGGATTATACATATACAGATAAAAATATAACAGAACAAAACAAAATAGAAGATATTATTCTAGGAGATATTTCTTGGAATAAAACAGAAGAAACTTATTTGGAAGGCGAAGGAGTCTGGCAAGTAAGTTATTTTTTTGAAATTTTAAATTAGGAGGAAAGAACATGCCAGAAACAAACAATAAAATATTATATGGTATAGAACAATGCTATGTAGCAAAAATAACAGAACAAGAAGGTCAAATAACATATGGAACTCCGTTTGCAATGCCAGGAACTGTTGGATTAAGTTTTGAGCCAGAAGGAGAAGAAACACCATTTTATGCAGATAATATTAAATATTATATTGCAAGTTCAAACCAAGGGTATTCTGGAGATCTTGAATTAGCTATTACACCAGAAAAATTTTTAACAGAAATTTTAGGAAGACAAAAAGATAAAAATGGAGCAATTTTTGAAAACGCAGACGACAAAACAGCAAGATTTGCATTGATGTTCCAAGGAAAAGGGGACGAAAAAGAAAGAAGATGGGTATTTTACGACTGCATAGCAACAAGACCAGGAAGAGAAAACAACACAAAAGAAGAATCAATAGAAGTAGGAACAGAAACTATATCAATTACAATGTCACCAAGGACATCTGACAAAGCAGTAATGGCTTACATAGAGCCAAATGAAACTAATAAAGAATTATATGACAATTTCTTTAAAAAAGTATATGAAAAAGATGCATCAAACGGAGTTTAGGAGGAAAAAATGAAAGAAGTTACTATAGGAAATAAAAAATATAATGTTGAATGCAATGCATTTACCAGATTTCAATATAAAAAGGTTTTTGGGAAAGGCATTTTTTCAGACATAAAGGTATTAAATCAATTTTCAGAAAAGCAAAAAAGCATAAGAGAGAAATTAGAAGAGGAAAAGAAACCAGAAGAGGAAATACAAAAACAACTAAATGATGCAATGATGGAGAATTTAGATGATTTCATAGATGTTATTGAAAAAATAGCGTATATATTAATATATACAGCGAATCCAGAAATGATGTCTTTCGAAAGTTGGCTTAGTAGCATAGAAAAAATAGATTTAAGTGCTTCTTGGATTAGCGAGGTAACGGAATTAGCCGTTACCTCATTTTGTTGATGAAGAACTTATTCAAGAAAGTAATAAAAAAATAAAAAATACAGTCAAAGAAGCAGAAAGTTTAGAAGAACATAGATTTATAGCTAATTGTTTAAAAATGGGACTAACTATAAATGACTTAATGACTTTTGAATATAAGGACATAATTAAAATAATGCTTTGCTTTATAGATGATACAAATAATAACACTAAAACTCGTAAAGCGACACAATCTGACTGGGACAAATTAGCTACGAGGAGGTAAGATATGCCTGGAAATATAAAAGGAATCATAGTAGAAATTGGTGGAGACACAACAAAATTACAAAAAGCATTAAGTAAAGTAAATTCTGCTACATCTAGTTTAACTAAAGAACTAAGAGGAGTAAATTCTTTATTAAAACTAGATCCAAAGAACACGGAATTATTAAGTCAAAAACAAGAGATACTAAATAAAACAATACAAGAAACAAGTGAAAAACTGAAAACTTTAGAGAGTGTACAAGAACAAGTAAAAGAAAAATGGCAAAGCTACATTAACTTAAAACCAAAAATAGAGCAGGTAGCTGAATCAATATCAAAAGCTGAAATAGAATTAAAAGAATTACAAAAAGCTCAGGAAAAAGCAAATTCAGAGTTTGAAAAAGGAAAAATATCAAAACAACAGTATGATAAAATAAACCAAGAAGTAAAAAAATGCAAAAACACTTTAAAAGAACTAAAACAAGAACAAAAGCAATTAAATGAAACTACGGTTTCTACTGAGAGTTACAGAGAATTTCAAAGAGAATTAATTAAGGCTCAGAATCAAGTTAAACAGTTAAAGTTAGAAGCTTCCAACTGGACAAAAGTAGAAAAATCATTAAATTCATTAAATAAAAAAGCTTCAAAAATAGGAGATAGTTTTTCAAAAGTAGGGGGAACAATTACAACAAGCATCACAGTACCAATATTAGGTTTAACAACAGCAGCAGCTAGTATAGGAAATAATTTTGAAAAACAAATGTCAAGAGTCCAAGCAATAGCAGGCGCAACTAAAGAACAACTAAAACAATTAACGAATCAAGCTGTAGAACTAGGAGCATCAACTAGTTTTGGTGCTTCAGAAGCAGCCGAAGGAATGGAAAATTTAGCAAGTGCTGGATTTAACACGACCGAAATCATGAAAGCAATGCCAGGTCTATTAGATTTAGCAGCATCCAGTGGTGCAGATTTAGCAACAGCTTCTGAAATTGCAGCCAGTGCAATTAGAGGATTTGGACTAGATGCAGATAAAGCAGGACATGTTGCGGATGTATTTGCAGAAGCAGCAGCAAAAACAAATGCACAAACAGAAGATATGGGAGAAGCAATGAAATATATTGCTCCTGTTGCACATACAATGGGAATATCTTTAGAAGAAACAGCAGCAGCAATAGGAATTATGTCTGACGCAGGAATAAAAGGAAGTCAAGCAGGAACGTCTCTTAGAGGAGCATTAACAAGATTAACTAAGCCAACAGACAAAATGACTAAAGTAATGGAAAGGCTAGGAATAAGTTTTTACGATAGTAAAGGAAGAATGAAATCTTTAACAGAAATTATTAAAATGCTGCAAGATAGCACAGCAGAATTGTCTGAAGAAGAACAACAGTATGCCTTAACTACATTATTTGGAACTGAATCTTTATCTGGAATGCTATCTTTAATACAAAGAGGTCCAAATGAACTGAATGGGTTAACTAAATCTTTTGAAACTTGTGATGGTGCTGCATCAAACATGGCAGATACTATGTTAGATAATACTTCAGGTTCAATAGAGGAAATGAGTGGAGCATTAGAAAGTTTAGCGATAAAAATACAACAAATGTTAGCACCATACATTACAAAAGCAGCTAATAAAATTACAGAGCTTATAAATAAATTTATGGAAATACCAGAAAGTACTCAAAAAACAATTTTAGCAATAGCAGCTATTACAGCTGTTGTAGGACCAATTTTAATAATTATAGGTAAATTAATTACAGCTTTTAGTGTAATTTCTGGAGCATTTAGTACTGTTGCTGGCGCAATAGGAAAATTGAGTGCTGGAACAGGAGCTTTGAGCAAAGCACTAACAGTGCTAACTGGTCCTGTAGGAATTGTAATTGGAGTCATAGCGGGATTAATTGGAGCATTTGTACATTTATATAATAGTAATGAACAGTTTAGAGCAAAAGCTCAAGAAACTTGGAATAATATAGTATCATTATTTCAAAATACTGTAATGCCAGTAATCGACAATATTAAAAATCTTGTTATGGACGCAATAAATACAATAACATCTGTTTTACAGCAATTATGGGGATTTATAGAACCGTTTATAACGGAAATGTTAACTTGGCTAATGGACTTCTGGAATAATACAGGTTCAAAAATTGTAGAAAACGTAATGGGAGTAGTAAACGGTTTAATAGATTTAGTGTCCATGATTTGGAATAATATAATTTCGCCAATAATAAGCTTCTTAATGGATAAACTACAACCTGTTTTTAGTGTTGTATTTGGAGCTATATCTGGAGTAGTACAAGCCTTTGGAGATACAATAGGTTCAGTTGTAAAAGCTGTAACAGGAGTATTTAAAGGAATAATTGATTTTATAACAGGGGTATTTAGTGGAAACTGGGAGAAAGCTTGGAACGGAATAAAAGATATTTTTTCTAACATAGTTTCAGGCTTAGGAGCAATAATTAAAGCACCTATAAATGGAATAATTTCTATTATAAATGGAATGATTAGAGGTTTAAATAGAGTAAAAGTTCCAGATTGGGTACCTGGAATTGGAGGAAAAGGAATTAATATACCAGAAATTCCGCAGTTAGCTAAAGGTGGTATTGTAGATAAAGCAACGCTAGCAATGATAGGCGAAGGAAAATCAGCAGAAGCTGTAATTCCATTAGACAGAACATTAACAAAATATATGGCAAAAGCTTTAAAAGAAGCGAATGGAACTCAAAGCAATAATGTTGTAGTTAATTTTTATCCTCAGCAAATGACAGAACAAGAAATGGAAAGAGCGTTCAATTATGTAGACAGAAGGTATGGTTTTCAATGGTAATTTAAATGTCGAAAAATGTAAAAAGAGCTCGAAAAAAAGATATTGAAATATTATCTCCTTATGATATACTATAATAGTAAAATAAAGGAGGAGATAATATGGAAGAAAAAAAGCCTATTTATAAGAAATGGTGGTTTTGGCTAATAATTATAGTTGTATTAATAGCAATTGCTGGAGGAGCACAGACTGGCAACAATTCTAGTGTAACTACAAGTACAAATACAAGTACAAGTACAAGCAACGAAGCTATTAATCCTGCAAATGAAACAACAAATAAGCAAAAAGAACAAGCAAATACTACAGACTATGTTTCTGTAGAATATAAAAATGCCCTAAAAAAAGCACAGTCATATTCTGAAATAATGCACATGTCAAAGCAAGGAATATATAAGCAATTAACATCTTCTGCAGAAGGATTTGCTGCAGATGCTGCACAATATGCTATAGATAATTTACAAGCAGATTATAAAGCAAATGCATTAGCAAAAGCAAAAGATTACCAACAAACTATGAGCATGTCAAAACAAGCAGTATATAAACAATTAACATCTTCTGTAGAAGGATTTTCAGAAGATGAAGCGCAATATGCTATAGACAATTTAGCAGATTAATAATTTTATAAAATTATTAAAAAAACGGTTTACGAGAATAAATTCTAAGCCGTTTAATTTTATTATTAGAGTAGTTATATAGCTTAAATTTATAGAAAAAGGGCAGTTTTTAGCTGTTCTTTTTTTATTTTGAACTGGAGGAGAAAATGGTAAGACAATTTAGACTGTTGAATGAAAAAGGACAAGAATTTAGTTTAATGGATTTAAACAATTTTTGTTTTTTATCGGAACCAAATGGATTGGGATATTCGTATAACACTATATACGAGAAAATAGGAAATTCTTTTATAGATACTTTAAGAAAAATGGAACAAGGGCAGATTAATGGAATAGCAAATTTTAGCAACTATGATAATCTTAAAAAATTTGTAGATTATGTGGAAAATTCTGAAAAAATAAGGTTTGGATATAAAATACCATATAAAAATATTCCAGTAAAAGAATATTTTAAAAATGTAAAAATCCAATTAATAGACAAAGGGCAAATAGACATAGATGGAATACTAAAATGCAATGTGGCATTTGACTGCTTAAGCTTGTGGTACGAAGAAAATAAAACAATATACACAACATCTGCACAAGATAGAGAAATAAGGTGGAATTTTAGGTGGGACAGTAAATTTGTAGATTACAACAACAGAATACTGGAATATATAAATAAAGGACACATTCCAGCTCCTATAACTGTAAAAATTAAAGGTCCAGTTTCTAAACCTAAATTAACATTAAAGATAGAAGGAAATATATATCAAGAAGTTTTAATAAATGCAGATCTAAAAGAATATGAAACGTTTGAATATTCCACACAAGAAAAAGACTTTTATATAAGAAAAGAAAATACGGATGGAACACATACAAATTTATTTGATTTAGAATATATAAACCCTACTAATAAAAATGTAATTAAATTTCCACAAAATAAATCTTGCGAATTAATACTATCTGCAGAAAATGATATTTTAAGCGCAGAAATTGTTGTATATGCATATTATAAGGTGGTTTAAATTATGGCTAATATAGTAGTAGAATTTAATAATAAAAAATATAATGCTACATATAACAAAAATACAGACGAATATGAAGTAGAGCTAACAGCACCAGAAATAGGTGGAATATATAATACAGAGATTACCTATACAGAAGATTCTAAAACAGAAAATACAAGTATAGATGTAAGAATATTAAAGAGAAAACCACTTAAAATAACAACAGAAGAAACATATATGTATATATTTGATTATAGAGACTTTAGCGTTAAAGATGTCGTACAGTTACCAGAATATGAAATAAATATAGACGAAGAAACAAACGCGAATACAACAGTAAAAGTATTAAAGAAAACAACTGCAAAGGCTAACGATATAGTAATAATTAAAGAAAATAATGAATTTATATATTGGGGAGTTATCCAAAACATAGAAAATGAAGACGGTACTAGTGTGTACCAATACATAATTAAGTATATTACTAATATATTTGACCAAAATATAATCTTAAACCAGAATATTGTAAATACCAACAATATAGAAGAAGGATACTACAGAATACACAGTAAACTAAACTATAATTTTGTTTTTGATATTCTGGATGGATCTTTAGAAGCTGGTGCAAATTTGCAATTGTACGAAAGTAATAATACAAACGCGCAAAAATTTAGAATTAAGAAGAGAGCAGACGGAACATATAAAATATTAAATGCAGTTTCTGGTATGGCTCTAGATGTACAGGGAGCTGTGTTTGAAAATGGCACAAATATACAAACATGGGGAGATACAGACAATGCAGCACAAAAATGGACGTTTAGTAAGAAAGATACTAATATCTATGCTATAAATTTAGCAAACACCAATTTTGTTATAGATTTAAAGGATGCAAACGTTGCAAATGGTTCTAATATACAAATATGGGAATTTAGCAATAGCCCACAGAACCTATGGATTTTAGAAAAATTAGACGAAGAAATAATTAGGAATGTGGGCATAGAAGATTATATTGCAGAACAAATAAGAAAGAATTTTATAAACAACGAAGACGTATTATTAAACAGAGAATATATGGAAATAAGAATAAAAACACATACAAAATTAAATGTATCTGTTTCCACAATAGTAGACGTACAAAACAATATATTTAATTTGCATACTTTTATGACAAATTGCACACAAAACTATAATATATCTTACGATTTTGCCATAGAAGGTAAAAAGTTAATAATAACAATAGAAAACAAAGAAGCTAAAAAAGAACTAATAGACGTAAATGCACAGCCAATTTCTAATTATGTGGAAGTTTTCGAAACAGATGTTGTAGCAAAAGTTATAGTATTAACTAAAGACGGACAAAAATACACCTTATATCTAAAAACAGATAGAACAACAACAGAAAATATGTTAGACCCAGATAGAGCGCAGGGAAAGACAGAAGTTATATATGCAGAAAATATAGAAGATGCAAGACAACAAGCGCTAGATGTTATAAAAGGCAATATATACAACCACAATGTAACATTTAATTATTACAACAGAGAACTAAAGGTGGGAACACCTATAACAATAAAAACAAAAGAGTCTTTAATTTACGATACATATATATCTGCAGTAAATAGAGTAAAAGGAAGCAAAATGTATAAATATACTTGTGGAAATATACGAATAGGTTTTATAGACAAATTATTAAAAGAAAGGAATAGGAGATAATGTTAAAAGGACACGTTTTTTCGGAGCAACTTTTTGGGCATCCAATTTTTGCTCTTTTTATTAATACTTTTTTACATGGCAGAAATGGGGTAAGCAACAACTATAAAGAAGGAATGAAGATAACATCTACAGGAAGCAATATACATATTGCTCCTGGGGCTATATGTATACAAGGAAGATTTTTAGAGGAAGACTCTGGAAAAGATATTGTAGCAGATACAGATAACCAGTATTGCTCTTTAGTATTGGAAATTAATTTAGATGCTGTAAATACTGCTTCTAGCTTCGAACAGGCAAGCTATAAAATTATAAAAAATGCAAGCAATTATCCTTCTTTAAGACAAGATAATATTGTAAAGAACAACGCAGGAATTTACCAATATGAATTAGCAAGATTTAAAACTTCTGCAAGTGGAATTTCCGAATTTGAAGATAGAAGAACTTTTTTAGATTTCGATACAATTTTTGATTATATAGAGCAACAATACAACATTAAACTAGAAGAATTAGAGCAAGAATTAGCAAGAGTACAAGACGGAAGCGCATTTTTTCTAAATTCTAGATTAAAAATATTCGAAAATGAGCCAGACGATACACAAGGCAAAGAAGGAGACTTATCTATAACATGGTTTAGATAGTAGGAGGAAAATATGAACAGAATAAATGGATATGTAACTCAGCATCCAGAAGCGTACGAATACTATATAGAATGGGAAGAATTTAATTTTAATTACCAGAATAACACAAATTCTATTAGGGCTACGTCTTATATTAAATGTAATAACCATAGATCTAATGCGAATAATAAAACGCAAAAATTATGGATTGCAGGAAGAGAATTTAGCAATACTTTAAATATTAATTTAAGTCCTGGTACTACTATAGCTCTTGTTTCTGCTACTGTAGATAACATACCGCATAATTGGGATGGAAGTTTAAATATAGAAATTGCAGCTTCTGGAGATTTGCCTAGCGGTTCTGGATATGGACCTTTATGGGGAGAAGCCAGAGCAAATGTATGGCTTACACAAATTCCAAGACAAGCTAATTTTACAGCTGTAGACATACAAAACGCGACATTAGAGCATTTTGATGTTTACTACAATTTAGATAAAACAGTAGACGCAATACAATATAAATTAGATAATGGGAATTGGCAGAATATAACTCCATATTGGGGAAGTTGGAATAAAGAAGCTACTTTTGCTGTACAAGGATTAACACCTAATACTAACTATACTATACAGCTAAAAGCCACGGTAAACGGAATAGATAGTTATTCTTCTGTATATAGAGTAAGAACACTGGATATTGCTAAATTTACGAATCTAAACGATTTCTTCTTTGGAGATGTAATAAATATAACAAAAACAAATGAATCTAACTGGTGGAACTATTTAACCGTTAAAGTAGGAAACACAGTAATAGCGGAAAGACGAAAATTAGAGAGTAATAACTTAACTTTTACATTTACACAAGAAGAATTAGATAAATTATATAAAGCACTAACAAGCTTTAATAAAACAACTGTAGAATTTATATTAATAACTAATAACGAGTACCAGGACTGGACAAGCTCTAAAAAGGTACAATGCACATTTAATGGAAAACAAAAAACTATTAATTACTACATAGCAGACCAAGTAAGTAAAAGAGCACAATTGGGTTATTATATAGCAGATGGAGTAAGAAAAAATGCAGTTATATTAATAAAGAAAAATGGAAAGTGGAGGAAGTGTCTATAATGCAAGAAAAAAACACAGTATTTAAAAAAATAACAATAGAACCGCTTACAATATATACTCAGGATAAATTTAAACTAAAAATTAAATTATATCCCAAAATACCTATATTAGCTACAGAATCCATGTTGCTATTAACAACGGAATCGGGAGAAAAAATTGAAATAGAAGGAGAAAAAGATGAGTGAAACAATAAAAATTTCCCAGCTTAATGCAGTAGAAGAAATTAACGATAATGATGTTGTGCCAACTGTACAAAATGGTATAACAAAAAAAGTAAAAATAGGGGTATTGTTAGACAAAGAAAGAAAAAAAGTTGAACTGCTTAAACAAAATTTAATTAATGTAGAAACGAATATTGCAACTACTATTAATATTGCAGATTGCAGTGGATTCCCAGCTGTAGTTAATATTTATGGTAATTCTGTGCAATCTGCAGAACCAAGTAGTACAACACCTATAGAAATACAAAATGTAGATAAAGATATAAATATAGTAGTTTCTAATGGGGATAACAGTAGAAGACAAAACTATTTATTCCCAATTAATCCAAACCAAAAAATGGCAGATAGCGATTATATAGACAAAAACGGAATACACCATCTGAGAAAACAGAAAGTATTAGACGGAACAGAAGAATGGATATTAGAAATGCAAAAAGAAAATTATGCTACATTCCAATTAAGCTTTAAAGGAGAAATGGTAGATATAGGAAATAAAACCGAATTAGATATAATGTCTAACTATTTTCCAGCTAAGAAGGTTTATTCCGCAGAAGAAGAAGGAATATTACATATATGGGATAGTGTATACATATCTACTACATCTAAAACAGTACAAGAATTTAAGACTTTTTTAGCAAATAAAAAGGCGGAAGGAAAGCCAGTTGTAATAGAATACAATTTACTTATAGAAGAAACAGAAAATTTTTCTGAAGAACAACAAAAATCCTATAATGTACTGCAAAATATAGAAACTTATAAATTAGAAACCAATATAAATACAGAGCAAGCAAAATTAAAAGTTAAATATGTGGCAAACACTAAAACATATATAGATAATAGAATTAGCGCATTGTCTAATGCAATGTTAAATTAGGAGGTAAGCATGTACGAAATAATCAAAAATGAAATTTTAAAAGGAAACTATGAATTAAAAGATATTTTATATAAAATTAACAGAATATGGATAGAAAATGCTATTACAGAGAAAGAAAAAGAAGAATTAGAGCAAATAGCAAGAGAAAATGCAGAGGCAAGTAATAGCTATGCAAGCGTACAAGAACAATTTAAAGAAATATGGAAAGTAATAGAGGAACACAACGTTAGACTAGATGCATTAGACGGACAAAAAGAACCAGAAATAGAATATCCAGAATATAAACAACCTCTAGGAGCACACGATGCTTACAAAATAGGGGACAAGGTTACATATAAAGGTAAAAAATATGAATGTGTATTAAATAATTGTGTATGGAGTCCAGAAGAATATCCATCTGCATGGAAAGAAGTAAAACAATAGAAAGGCTGCAACTATGGAAAATATAGTAGAGAGATTAGCAAAGGTAGAAGAAAATAACAAATCTAACGCACAAAAAATAATTACATTAGAAAAAAAGACAGACGAAAATGAAAGAATTGTAAATAATATAGATAAGTCTTTAAGTGTAACAATGGAGCAGATAAGAACTATAGCAGAAGATTTAAAACAGACTAGTATTAATTTTAAAGAAGCAATAGTGCGCAGTAATGCAGCCAACAGCAAAGAAACAGAAATATTAAAAGAAAAATACAACGAATTAGAAAAGAAATATGAAAAATTAAATAATAAATTAGAGCAAGAAACAATAATAAAGGACGCTAATAATTGGAGAAATAGTAAAAGTAAAGCAATATCTTGGGTTATAACTGGAGTTCTGGCTCTTATTGCAGGCACTTTAGGTTTATCTAAATATTTTGGATAAAAGGAGGAGTAAAAAATGCAGAAAGCAATAGAAAAATTATTAATAAATATAGCAAATTTATTTAAAGTAAAAACAATATTAAGTTTAGCAGTAATAATAACAACTTGCATATTAACATTTAAAAATGTAATAAGTGTAGAAGCTTTTATGGCAATAGCTAGTGCTATAATTACATATTATTTTACAAAAAAAGAAAAGGAGGAATAAATGTGAATTTACAAGAATTTGGAAGCTGGGGACTAGCACAAGGAAGTGTGGCTAATCCAGAGCCTAACAATAAATACAAAGGACAATGTGTAAGTTTAATACAGCAATATCTATATAAAGTATTTAACAAACCTTTTAAGGCTTATGGTAATGCAAAAGATTGGGCAACAAAATATCCTAAAGAATATTTTAATAAATTAGCTAATAATAATAAAGTACAACCTGGAGACGTATTAGTATATGGATCTAATTATGGTGGAGGATATGGGCATATAGGACTAATAGATATAAATGGAAAATATTACGACCAAAACGGAATAAAAAAACTAGCAATAGGATACAGAGATACACCTTTTAGTGGATATGTTTGTATATTAAGACCTAAAAATCAAAATGCTTTAGGGTTAAATTCTGGCTATAATGTAGGACAAACTTATACATTAATAACAAATGTAAAAGTAAGAGATGGGGCTGGAACAAATGCAAGACGTAAAAAGAAAAGCGAATTAACTACAGATGGACAAAAAAATGCATTAGACCAAGAAAATGCGACATTAAAAGAAGGTACGAAAGTAACAGTACAAGAAGTTAAAAAGCTAAATGGAGATATTTGGGTTAGAATACCTTCTGGTTGGATTGCAGGAAAATACCAAGGCAATATATACCTTAAATAATTTAATATAAATAAATAAGAAACAGTAGGCTAATTCTACTGTTTCTTATATTTGTCTATAATTGGTTTATAGTATTTTTCTTCTGCTTCTTTTCTAGCTTTTGCTGCATCAGATAGTTCTTTATAAGAACCTAGGTATATTTTTTTACCTTTTAAGAAGATAAAAGCTTTATATCTTTTTGCTTGCTTATCCCAATAAACACCATTTATTCCAGAATTATTGTTTTTTCTTAAACGTTTAGGAGAGATTAAAGGCAAAGAAGTACCTTCTACTAAAAAAATATTTTTTCTATATTTATTTTTGGCTTCTATAAATTTCGTATTTTTCATTTTTTTATAGGAATTTTCTCTATTTAAACACCCGCAAGATTTCGTATGCCCAGTTTTTAGATAAGTAGTAGTAGCAAATACAATATTACCACAATCGCATTTGCATTTCCATTGTATTTGCCCGTTAGAGTTTCTTTTACCTAATCCTAACACTGTTAATCTATTAAATTTTTGACCAGTTAAATCTTTAAAAGCTCCCATAGTTTACTCTTCCCAAATGTCATATGTTATATTTCCAGTGTTTTCGTCATATTTTTCTTCATAAAAGACTACTTCATGTTCATCTTTTTCATCTCCATAAACGTGTTTTCTTTTTAAAGATTCAGAAAAAGCAACAGATTCATCTATTTGCCCATAATATGTTGTTTCACTTTCCATATTGTTTCTAATGCTTTCACAAAAATTCTCAAATTCTTCTATAGTTAAGTTTTCTTCTATTTTTTTCATTTTAATCAATCCTTCCTTTTTTATCTTCTTATAAATTCAAATACATCTTTTGCTGTTCTATTATATAATTCAGTATTTTCGTTTTTGTTTACAAATTTTAGTCCTTCTATCATATCTGTAAATTCTTTTACAACTTCTTTTGTTTCTGTATCTCTAGCAATCCATGTTAATTTCTTTTCTCCATTTTCTATTGTATAATAAATTTCTTTTGCCATATTAATCATATCCTTTCTTTATCTCTTTCATTAATATTATTGTAACATATACGTACGTAGAAGTCAACACTTTTTTTATTTTTTATTATATTTTTTTATGTAATCCTCTACAAATTCTTTCAAAACCCTTGACGGTAAAGTATTATTTGCCTCACAACATTTTCTAAAATCTTCTCTAACTTCTGGTTTTACATCAATTCCTAGTTTTACTAGGTTATTTTTCATATATTTTTTTTGACTAGCATATTTATCCATATTTACCTCCTTGCTTTTTTACATTATATAATATATAATTATATATGCAAGAGAGGATTGCTCCTCTCTTAGCTAGATTAAAGATTGTTTAGCATTTCGAACATTGCCTTAACTTCTTTTTTTCTAGTTTTTTGTGCTTTTCTTTGTGCCATAAAGGAAAGCACTTTTTTTACTAAGTTTTTCAT